TGCCGCCAGTTGGTACGGTGTGTGAGCACCACAAGCTTGGCGGCGTTGTTTCTGATGGAGCCTCATGGACTACCGTCAAAATAGTTGCACATATCATTGACGACAAACGAATCAGCCCGGTTGCCGTATACATGCCATGTGCGGGCAGCCCTCCCTATGTGGGTCAGGGAACGGCAGATGCATTCCGCCCCATCCGCACGCCAGAGCAGATCGCGGCGGAAGAACGTGAAATTCGAATATCTGAAATCAGATCGGTGCTGAGCGTTGTTGATCCGTGTGGAGATCCTGCTATTGCTCTTGAGGCGGCCGGTTACCGCAAGCAGGTGACAAAATGATCATCCCAATATTCGCGCTGCTGTTTATGGCTCAGCATATCTATCGGGGACCACGCCGATGACAAGACACAGCGGAGTAATTCACGGGAGCAACCTTGATCTGCTGTATCGATGCGACATATGCCATAAGGTTCGTAGTCGAGGCAACCACCATAAGTGCAGAAAAATCAGGCAAGAGAAGCACGCACAAGCGATACTGAACGAAGAGTTCGACCGGCTGCTGATGTTCGACAAGAAGGAGAAACCTGATGATCCGCCAGTACTCGTACCGCCAGCTTATGTTTATTCTCACTAGCGAAAAGTGGTTCGTTATGAAAGGGCATGGAGAGCGGTATTTCTTCGCGCAGATAGTTAATTAATAACTGGAGACGACCATGAAAGATTTATTCGGAGGGATGCTAATTGCGCTACTGACGTGGCTGATTATCACGCTCTTGTGGTATCTGCAGCTCGCATTGGTGGTCAGCGATTGCGACAAATACGGGATGATTATGACGCCCGGTAAAATCTACGAATGCAGGGCCATCGAAAAGTAAAGGAACAGGCCGGCGCAATGCCGGCCTTTTCTATTTCATGCATTGCTTCTTGTACAGCCGGTTGTGTGCCGCCAGCTGCTGGGCCAGCTCATCGGCCATCACCTCCCGGTCAGCCTTGTTCGTGTAGATCGGCCTCACCCAACTGCATCCAACGTCAATCGGGACGGGAGAACTCCGACAACTCGCGATCAAGATCATCGCGGGGAGTAGCAGCAATTTTCGTTTCAACATCGTTCCTCTCCTGCACGGCATGCACCGTGGCTTTGGCTTGAATGATTTCCTGCTGCTGGATGGCCTCTGTGGCGCCCTCCTTGCGTCCTGATGACTTCCCAAGGCCGTGACCAGCCATACCGCCGAACAAGGCCGCCACGGCGCCGATGATTAGCATCAGGATTGCAGTTATCGACATGGCTCAATCCTCGATCAGGTTGGTGGCAATGCGGGACGCCCAGCCGCGGGCAAAGGTTGGCCAGACTTTCAGCTCAGCCATGAAGCGCAACCGGTAGCCGCTCACGCGCTTATCCAACAGCTGCGGATCCATGGCCTTTACCGCACGGATCGTCAACGGACCAAGGCGCCCATCCTCCGCTACGCCGGTAGCCCGTTGCAGAAAGCGAATGGCTTGCCCAGGCCCAGAGTTAACCGAGGCATCGAACACGTCGAAACGGATGGCATCGGGCAATTCATCGGAGCGCACCGTATCCCAATAGGCCTGCTTGTAGATCTGCTTGGCGGTAGCCAGTGGCAACTCACGCATGGAGCCGGCATAGCCATTGGCGAGCGCCACGGCTTTGGTTATACCAAACATCGTCTCGCCACCCGTATCGGCCGGATTATTCGAATAGCCTCCCTCATGACCAATGAGCTTGTCGAATGCCGCATCGAAGTTCATGGCTTACCCCCGGCCAGCGACTTCTGCGGGATGTGCAGCGCGACGAAGGTCAGCAGCGACAACCCCAGCATGATCGCCTTATAGCGGTCCTCAGGGATGTACTGCTGAATCGACGGCATAAAACCGGTCAGATCGTTCAGGCTTAGCCCGGCGATCAGAGATAGAAGCCACGTACTCCAGCGCTTCCACCATAGTTTCCATTGCGGTATCAATTTCATAAGTCCTCCCAATTATTGCCAGCCAGTACTTTCACTAATCATCAGCCAACCGCCTACAGAGGTTCGGTAGATGAAACGAAGAGTTTTGTTTTTGTTACGAATTGCAATGCCGCCAGTAACATCAACAGAATAACCGAGAACCATAATGGCGCCAGTCGTATATGACGAATTGGGGCGCAATGAAACCATGGCCTCGCGACCATCAACAGGAGAAGTTGCAGTAATAACCACTCCGCCGTCCGGAACTGTCTTCTGATAAGTTGAGATTGGCGAGTTCATATCCAAAACCAGACCACTAAGTGATCGGAAGTTTGAAATATTTTGAACATAGTTCAACCCGCTTAGATCGCCAGGCGTTGAAAGCATAGTCGAGTTCAAGGTCGGCGAATCAAGGCGAATATCAATATCAAGACTTACAAGAAAGTTACTTGTATCGACTTGAAAGAAGCCAGATTGTCTAACTCCGGCAGTGATAGGCTTGTAGATAGTTACACCCAGAGTATTTCTGAGCTTTATCCCAACAGATGTAAGACCTACGTTATTTCCGCGCATCTCAGGCGCAAAGATCATCAGGTTTTTATCGCCATCAGAATCTATATCGAACGTGTTGTTTTCGAAGTGGACAGAGTCGATAACTACAGCGTCTGTATTTCTCAGTTTTATACCTACATCGTTACTCTGGCAAACCCCTCCGCGAATAGAGATCCGGTTTAAGATATCTGCATCGCCACCAACGAATGCTGCGTCGAATCCAACACCGCAATCAAGTGCAACGCATTGCAGAAGATCCATGACAGCAGCTGCGTTTCTGAACCGAAAGCCGGTCAGGCAGCTTTCTACTTGGACGCCAAGAGTGCGTGTCATCCAGTTGAGTTTTGGCCAGGAAACCCCAACCCAGTTATTAGCGCGCCCACCTCCATTGATGTAGCAATCATTAATTAGAACGTCACGCCTAGCTTGTGGGAAATTGAACACAGTTACATCTGTTTTTAATTCAGTATTGCGAACGATCAAGCCAGAGATAGAGAATTCTCGAGCGGTTACGACGTCATCATCGCAATAAAACATGGTAATGCCAGATGATACCGGCAAGAATGTTGCTGATCTATCAGAGATAATCTGCCGACCTGCATACATTCGAATATTTTGGACGTGGTAGGTAGTTGGGCCTGGGCAATATACTGATCCATTACTAGCAAGCGCCCCATTTAACGCCGGGGAAAAATCCCATGTCGTTGGATCCGTTGGATTTGGCTTGTTAGTAATTAAATCTACAAATTCCCAGATATTAACCATCGATCCATCAAGAGCTTTATGGACTGTCGTAATATCAGACTTGATTGGTGCTCTCGTCCATCCAACTAAGTCGGAACCTTTTGCTGGATCCGTGAAGTTTTTCAGATCGGCTATTGGAACTGCATAACTTTGTAAGTAGCTTAGCGAGACAGCAGAATCGTTACCGATCATCAGGAAATCGGGAACGTAATAAATCTGCCGATGGTTTTTATCTTCTACCCGAATGCTGTAGTTGCCGTCGATGTACAGAAATGTCGGCGTGCCGTTACGAACGATATAGCCATTCGAAGTGCGCAGAGGCATAGCGGCCGGAATTGTCAGGGCTGCATCATAAAATGCCGTTATCGGATATTGGCGAGGATCAAGATTAGGCTGTCCAATCCAGATATAGCCAGCATCAAGCGCATCGCCGGCCGTATCGGTGAAGAAGTCAAATGGGTTGATCTGCATGACTATGGACATTATTCGGATTCCTTGCTGATGACGCTGATAGCCTTTTTAGCTACAGCAATGATTGACGAAGAAATTACATGGCCGCCAAGAATAGCGACGACAATCCAGAAGCCATCAATGAATGACATAGCCGCCCCCTTGATTACCCTGCTGGCTTTCCGAAAGAAATAACCCAGCCAGCCAATGCTCCACATCATTCAGTTCTGGCGGATTATTTAAAGCTTTTTTGAACGAGATCATTGCCTTTGATTTTGCCAATGTTTTAACAGCCGCTGGCTTCAATGGCTCTCCTTTCGCGGACGCTTTGGCCATTGCAATAAATGTAGGATCAGAGATCAGCCGATCAGCCGCTTTCATTACTTCAGGCTTGCCTTTCATCAGCGCCGAGGTGATGCCCGAGGCCAGGCCTACGCCAGGGGCCCCTACGCTGCTTGTGGCTGCCTCTGCCGCCATAATCCCGGCCGACTTCTTGGCTACATCATAGATACGCTGTATTGCAGTATCAGATCCTTCTAGCTCCTTGGTAATGGCATTCAGGCGGCCCGTAACGATGCGTTCTTTGCTGGATGCGGCAATCCCTTTGGAGACTCGATATAGATCAGCAAGATTCTGCCTTGCCTCCTTCGGCAGGTTGGCCATCAGTGCGGCTTTAGCCTGTTTGTTTTTCTCAAGGCCTTCATACCATCGGGCGAAGGTGTTGAAGTTCAGCGAACCATTTTGCGTGGCCTTTCCAAACGCATAATTCAAGGCCGATGCAGCCACATCCTGGCGCATGTTCTGCGGAACAGCAGTGATTAGCTTGACGAACTTACTGGTGTCGCCTTTGCCCAGCGCAGCAGTACCGCCCGCCAGATTCCCAACGATCGAATTGCCCAGATTCTTTCCGAATAACGACACGGTGTCGTCTTCCAGTCCTTTGCGAGTCCTGACTGCAGCCTTAGCCGCATCAATGATCTCAGTCATGCCCAGCGGCTTTACCGCGGCTTCCTGATCGGAGGTGATCAGCTCATAGAGTTTCTTCGCTAGGCCAGTATCGGCATCTTTGAAAGGTCCGCCCATGCGCGCCGCCTGTCCCACGGTCTTACGCACATCGTCAATCAGGCCATACAGCGGCTGAACTTCCGATTGCGTCTTAACGATCGATGGCGATGTGATTCCGACTTGCCCAGGATTTTTCTCAGTAGTAGTGACCTGTTTTGGGCTCAGCTTTTTGACGATGGATTTTTCCAGGGGGCTGAGATTTTCTCGGCCACCAAGAGTTTGAATGCGCTCATCGATGAATTTCAAAGTGTCGGGGGCTGCTGCGCGAGTTCCTGCCGGAATGTTCTGGCGGATCTGCGCGTACAGGTCGTCGGCCTTCTTTTCCAGTTCATCGCCGGTCTTCAGCATTTGCCCTTTGATGTTGTCGGACAGGGTACTGAGATCCTTGGTTCCGCCCAATTCGGTCATCAGATCATCGGCGCGTCGGCCAACTGCTTGCAGGCCTTCCATCTCCTGCGAGCGAGCCGCACTGCCCGGCATCGATTTAACCGCCTGGGACAGCTCCCTGAACGATTGATTGGTACTGACGTGATCGGCCTGAAGATTGTCATCGATGCCCAGACGTTTAGCGGCGGCGATGGTTTCGGCATCAGGCGCGGCTTGACCGGCCAGAATCTGCTGAGCCTTAGTCTGCGAACGGCCAGTGCCCGTGGCCGCCTCTTTGGTGGCTGCAGACAGTTCGGGGGACGTCAACGGAGCAACTGCGGACTTAGTAGCTGCTTGTGCCGGCGGAGCGATTGGTTCTCCTGCAACTGGCGGAACTTCAGCAGCGCCTGGCTTGAGCGTCTGGGCTACCTTCTGGATTGCTCCGCTGACCGCCGGGGCTGCGCGCTCAGCCGTGGCTAAGACGGCCGGCGCCGCGGTCCTGGCGCCTTGAGCGATAGCACCTAGCTCGCCAGTCATCGGCGCAATGGCCGCCAAGGGCGCCAAGGCTTCGCCTACGGCTTGAGTCTGCTCTTGGCCTGCCTGTGTGCGCGGCGCATAGGTCAGCGCTTGCTGGCCTTGGGTGGCGGCCTGCTCGACAGCATCAGCTGCTTGTTGCGTGCCGAACTGACCAGATAGCAACTGCGCAGCCAACCCTTTCAGCGTGCCGCCGATCATCCCGATGGTGCCGCCTGTAGCGCCCGTACCGAGAGCCAGCGCGGTTTCGCCGGTGCCGATAGCCTGCTGGCCTAATGTCAGCTCAGGAGGCTGCTGAACAGTCTCTGGCACTTGAGTGTCTGGCACTTGATTCATCTGGTCTTGGCGTGCGCGCCCAAGTACTGCGGCGATCTGTCGCGCGGCATCCTGGTCGCCGGCCGCATCGGCATTCACCAAGGCCGTTTCAAGCTGCTGGAGAGTTGCCATTTAGGAAACCTCGATTTTGTAAGTGCGCCGACGTTTGCGCGTAGGCAGGGGGAATGAAAAAGTGAAGTTCTTGAGCAGGAGTGCGCCGCCACTAATTCCGCGCCGGAAATGGAAACTCCAAATGCGCAATCGCCCAGGCAGAAATGAATACCTGAAGAAAGGCATGAATACACGAGCACAGAAATCGCTATTCATCGGGAGGTTTGCATATTTATTTGAACCGAAGTCCAAATGGAATTTGTGAGCCATTATTGACCACCATATTTTTTAAGTAATTCATCGATATTAGTTGGCGACGGCGCAGCAGCTGGAGTATCTGGAGTTACATCTGGAATGCCATATTTTGTGGACAGATTTTGCCGGCTCTTAAGGATCAAGCGCTGCGCCTCTTTAACGTTTTGCATCAGGCGCTCGGGCGACTGCCGAAGACTCAGGTTTTGCAGTGACGTTTGCAGTTTGTCGCCTTCCTTCTCCGACAGCGAGCCCATGCTCTTCATGTTCGGTATCTGAGCTAGGAACGCCTGCGATCCCAAGGTTCCGATAAGTTCTTGAAAATCAGCCGTATCCTGCCTCAGCGTTGGCGTGTACTGATCAAATGGGCCGGTAGCTTTATCAATAGTATCCGGGTCGGTCTGCAATACGCGATCAGCCGTATTCAGGAAATTATCCATGCTGCCACGCGCTGTCGTGACTTCGGCGGCTTTCTGGTGTACCGCCTGATCACGCGCCGTGAGCTTGTCCTGAAGCTTCAAGTTCAGCTCCTGAAGCCTGATATCGTTGCCTTTGGTTTTGATGTCATTGGCCAAGCGTGCGGTCTGCGCATTCATCGCGGCGATTTGCGAGTTCTGGCGCGAGATCCCGATATCGTTCTGGAGTTTGTTGATCTCCCATCCGCCTTTTTGAAGATCCTGAGCGGCTTTCGATTCGGCAAACTTAGCCGTTGTGGCCGCAGATGCTGCTTTTGATTCGGCTAGAGATTGCTCAGCTGGGGCTTTAGCCGCAGAGCGCTGTTCGCTGGCAATCTGGCTCCAGGCCGGAGGGTTCAACGATGACATTGTGAGCGCCAGGCCAGCTGCGGCGCCTTTCGGATTTTGTTGAATGGATTGCTTCAAGCTCTCCAAATCTTTGGTATCTTGGCCAGAGTTCTCAGCGGCTTTGATCCTTTCATCAAGAATGTTCATGGCTATTTCAGGTTTGCCATTCTGGATCGCGCTATAGGCTTGTGTGCCAGCTTTGAAAATTTCTTCTTTTTGACCTTTGTTGTAAACATCGAAACTTGCAGCCATGGCCTTCTGCGATTCTGGATATTTCGCCATCATCGCCGCGGCGCCTTGCGCTGTAGGATTCTGCAAATAGCTCTGTAAATCATCGGAATATTGGATATGCCGCTGTTGCTGCATCTGTGCTTGCTGCTGAGCAATTTGAGATTGCTGAAGCTGTTGGCCGGCTTGAATTCCGCCGATCAAAGAGCCTGCAATATCTGGCTGCTGAAGTTGAGATATGTAATCATTTGGATTGGCCATTTAAAATGCTCCAGAGCCAAGAGCCATACCACCAAACTTAGTGATATCGCCAAGAAATTGATTTTTAGCAGCTGCCTGGCCTAGATATCCTCCGGCTTGAGCCTGCCCCTGCTGCCCAAGAAGATTGCCTATGCTATTGGCCGAGTTCATGCCTTGAGTAGCCTGGCCTGCTGCTGCGGACTGTCCGAGCTGAGTTATTCCGCCAAGATTCTGATATTGCTGCTGGACAAGCTGATTCAAAAGTTGTGGACGGAATTGCCCAAGAGCGCCCTGCACGTTGCCGCCCCGAAGGCCACCCGTGGCAGATGCGTTCTGCAGGATCGCATTCTCTCCTTGCTTGGCCGCAGCCTGGAAGTAAGGAGAGTTTTGAATGCCATTGATAGCTTGCTGTTGGGCGCCGCTTCCATTCAGCCCAAGAATATTCTGCTGCCCTTTAAGCGCGCCTTGGCCCGCATTGGAATATGGGGAAAGTAACTGAACCATTTTATCGAACTGGCGACGCTGCTCATCTATTCCCTGCTGGGCAGATTCAGATTGAGCTTCCGCAGCCTTCCCTGCTGCCTTCGCGCTATTTTTTGAGGCCATATAGGACGCCCCTACAGACACTGCTGCTACTGCTGCCGCTGGCATGATTACCCCTTGCTGATTCCCAGCATGTGTTGATCGAGAAGGATTCCATTTTTCAGGAAGCTTTTAGGATTTGTGCCGAACTTAATCATCCCGACAGACGCAGCCAAGCGTGCGGCGAGAGGATTGTTTGAAGGGATGTTGGTAATTAGGCGCTGGCATTCGGTATTTCCGAACACCCATTCAATGCATTCAGCGGCGAAGACCGGCGCACTGCCCCAAGCGCTTGGCAGAAGACAGGTATGGACTTCCCAGCAGATAGAGTTGTGCGGATGCAGCATGAACAAGCCGTGGAACTTTCCAAAAGCGAACATGCCGAGATAGATCACGGCATCGGAAATAATCGGCTCAAAGTCTTCAGGAAAAGGACTCGCATCGTCAGAAACGCTAGGCCATATGCGCGGATGGCGAATGGTCTCGGCGATCAGTTCAATGTCATAGATGGGCTTTGCAACAACGTCCATGCGGCTCTCCATTTCTGGGTTCGCGAGCCGCTGGGCGCTCTGGTATCTCAGCTGGTTTGAATCATAGCGGATTGATCAGGTAATTTCGCGGCCCGAGATCCGAAGCGTCAGAGATGTCGCAGCCCCGGCGATGGTCGAAATGAAATCGCCTGGCTGCAACACCTGGCCAACCAATTCTGGCAGCGCATAGGTTTCTTTCGGAGCAATCGAGCGAAGGTTTACCACCAAGTTAGCCGCACCAGCCGCACCAGCCACCGTCACAAGGTTGGCGCTGAACGTCACGTTGCCGGCCGTTGTATTGGTCACGGTCGCTTTATCGATATAGGCCGTGCAGTTGACAGCCGTATATTGCGTGGTCTGGGCGTTCTCTGCCTGCTTGGATCCGACGAGAGTAATGGATCGAACGGTCATTATTGTTGCTCCTGTGTAACTGTGAGGATGGCTGCTGGCGCCGCAGGGGCGAATGCTGTGGCGGCGATATTGTCCAAGGTGATGTTAGTGCTGTCTGAGGCCAGCATCAGCTCAATATAATCGCCAGCGGCCATTGAGAAGAACAGGCTGCGGGATGGTGCGCGAATGGCCGTGCCACTATCCAGCGAAGTAATGAGTGAAGTATTGGCCACATCAACGCCATTCTTCCTAAACCAGAACCAGACGTTTTTCACGCTAGCACTGCTTGAAGTCAGCTGAAAAGACGCCGAGAAGTTATAGAGCCCGGCGCTGGTACAGATGATCCGCGAAGTTGGGGCGCCGATAGCCACGCCATTAGCGATAAGCGCACTGTCCCAGGTGATCGCGTAGGCGGTGTTGGCCGCAGCGGGAACTTGATCCGAAGTCTTCACAAAGGAGCCATAGAACAACTGTTGTTCTATAGTCGGGCGCACGGCGATAATTCCCGTCGTGGCATTGACGGTGATGACCTGGGCGATTGGCATGCTCAGATTGGGCGCAGTAGGCTTGACGCTGGTAAACCCCCCTGCGATGGTCGGAGACACATACAGGATTTGCCCTGCGGTCCAGACTTCCCCAAATGGTGCCCCGGATGTATTCAGGTCATGTACGCGACCCCAGACCGTGATACGGCCAGCCGCCCCATTGGGGATATCCTGAGTGGATACACCCACAATCGTGATGGGCGATAGGGTTCCATTCGCAGTGAATAGGACAAAAGAATTCGTCGCCGGATTGATCCCTAGGCACGAGCCGTTTGGAATGGTCGCCCCGGTATTGTTCACGATGCGACCAAAGAGTTCCTGGCCAACCTGCTGCGTTACTCCACCGCTGTGCTGAATATCCAGAGTGTCATCGCCAGCATTCCATGCCAGCCGGCCGATCTGCTGCGACACGTCGGTGGGCGCAGCCTGATTGAAGTCGATGTAGTCGATCGGGAATGAGTTGGGCATCTGGAAGCGTGGCGTAGTTGCCGAGGCTTCCAGTTCGCGAGAAAGCGCAACAAGCAAGCTATTCAGTCGATTGGCATTGGCATCTGCGGTCCCGATGTATTCGCTGACGGCCTGCATTAATTGGCTGAGCGCATCGATTCTCGACAGATCTGGCGCCGGCGCGGATGTCAGAAGCTCAACATCGCGAGCCAAGGCTGCTAACGAATCGTTGGCCAAGACGCCTTTACTATCGGCATTTACGATATCAATCGACAGCTCCTGAATGATCTTGAAAATGAAGTCGATGTTGGCTGGCGTCGTGACGTTGGCTTCATTGAAAAGCTTTTCGAATCTGCGAATGGTGTCATTGTCCGGAAGGAAGGCTGCCAGGCGGTCACGAGCAATCAGGAAGTTATCGACCATGTCAGACCGCCAACGGCTCTAGCTGAGCCTCCAGCCTAGCGATGGATATGTGACTATCGCTGTTGCCCTTGAAGCGCTGGATGCGCCAGTTACGCATGATGCCCTGGCGGCGCCATGCGATGCGCTTGGCTCGCTCGCCAATGCCGCCAACGATGACGAACTTCTCTTGGCTCCACATTTCGCCATCGATCGAGTAAGAGGTACTGATCGTTGGGTTTATGCCCAGTGCGACATGGCCAGTCAGGCAGACCAATTCCAGTTCATGAAAGACTGCGCCCATGCTTTCGTTGTAGATGATGGTCGTGCCGAATTCCCAGCGGGCCATGTCGCCATACTGGGTCGATAGGCTGGAATCCAGATAACCCAGTTTGCTCGATGTAGGGTCGCCGCATTTCCATTGATCAAATACCCACACAAGGTTTTTGGCGCGGTATTGAGAGAAGTCGACTATAGAGCTGGTCATGTAGAACCAAAGCGGCTCCTGCACCGCAGCAGATCCCGCCAGGTCGTATACAACAACCCTGTCAGGCAGATGAACCCATAGATGCTGATGGCCTTTGTCTACGCGCTTCTCAAGCACCACGAGAGCCAGCTGAGCTTCTGTGTATGTAGTCAGGATCTGATCAATCTCACGAGTGGAGATCTTGGTCGCAGAGCCGTTGGCGCCAATGTAAATGGCCGGAGCCTCATTGCGGCCACTTCCAAGGAACGCCAGGGCATCAGTAAGCTCGCAAACCGCATGAGTTCCTACCGCGCCTTTCTGGATCAATGCGCCCGCAATACGCTGGAATGGGAATAGGCTGCCTCCAATGTTGTCGAAGATTTCCACGGTATAGCGGTTGACGGCATAGACCTCGTTACGGATTTTCTTAAGGGCTTTCACCGGATCTGGATCGGCTTCTGAGCTTCCGTATTTCAGTGGGTTTACTGCGAATGGATCGTTCAGCTCGGTGACCACGAGTGATGTCCCATCCGTGGTCATGAAGTAACCATCAACCCAGATCACGTCGAGAACAGTGCCGAGATCCGGATCCGTTACCCTGGTCAGAGTTGAGCCTTGCAGGTAGTACAGGCTGCCGCCCGAGGCAATGGCCAAGCGGTCGAAGGAGTAATCCAAAGACACTTCCGTGGAGCCGCCCACATCGCCCAGCACATTAACCGTGCCGCTGCTAGTGATGTTCACGAGCTTTGTGCCCATGACCCGATAGTAAGAGCCATTCCAATTGATGCCTCCGCGATCAATGCCAGGCCCTTCGCCCTGCTGAATGATCCCCTCAGCCGGCCGCAGATAACCCTTGGCAATGCCATTGTCTTTCGGCACTGGAATCAGATTCACCGGATAAGACGACCTGAAGTCCGCATCCGAATCAGTGTAGGTTCCGTTTAATACTGGAATCTGGGTCATTAGTTGCCTGCCATGATGATCCAGTTAGTGCCGTCGCTCACCAGCGTGGCGTACTTGCCAGCAGTAGCGGCCAAGATAGCGGTCCCAGCAGCCCCGCCAACGAGCGGAACGACATTCGATGATGCAGACACTACAGTTTGGGCCGCAATCGTCTTGATCATGATCTCAAGGCCGATGTTAGGTGCTGCTGCGGTTGGAAGTGTCACCGTGATCGAGCCGGCGCCATTGCAGATGGTCCAGTTGTCTGTTGGCTGCAGCGTAAAGCTTGTGGTCCGGGTTACTGGAGCTCCGCGCTTGAGCGAATCGGCAGATGCAGCGCCAATGCTTGGAGTGATGAATGCAGGGCTTGTATTGAATACCAGCGCGCCGCCGCCAGTCTCATCTGTCACGGCTGCCGCCAGGGTTGCCGACGTTGGGTTGGCGAGGAATGCGGCGACGTTAGCGCCAAGACCGGAAACGCCTGTTGTCACTGGCAGTCCAGTGCAGTTCGTTAAAACCCCGGATGTCGGAGTCCCAAGCAACGGGGTTACTAATGTCGGGCTTGTGGCGAATACGTTCTGACCTGTGCCTGTCTCATCAGTCATGGCCGCTATCAGATTCGCCGACGAAGGCGTTGCCAAGAAGGCTGCCACGTTCGCAGCCATGCCCGATACGCCAGTAGTGACAGGAAGACCGGTGCAGTTAGTCAGGACTCCAGACGTGGGCGTTCCCAGGAGTGGCGTGGTAAGCGTTGGGCTTGTGGCGAATACCAATAGGCCGCTGCCGGTTTCGTTGGTCACTGCGGCCAATAGGTTGGCTGATGTCGGAGTGCCAAGGAAGGTGGCGATCCCAGCAGCCAGTCCAGAGATGCCCGTTCCGACCGGCAAGCCGGTGCAGTTGGTCAGATTCCCAGAGGATGGGGTGCCAAGCGGGCCGCCCGTCGCCAGGGGGAGCTGAACACTGTTGTCGATCATGTACCAGGTGAACGAAGCCGAATCGTATTTCAGGATGAACGTTTGATTGGTTACCAGGCTCGTTGGAGCACCAATCAATGCCGCCCCGTTTGGACTGACCGTTAACGCGGCAAGTGGCTGTGTGATCGTCACCATAATCTGCTGGCCTTCGATCAGATTGGCCGCCAATGGCAGCACGACTGTCCCGGCTGCAAATGAACCAGTCGGCGAGATGATCAGGTGCGTGTTGGCCGAAGTGTTGTTGACTTGAATGCTGAACCCGGTAGCGGCCGGCAATGCGTATTGGGTTACAAAGTCGCTGCCGGTCAATTCGATAGTGCTCAAAACGAACTGAGCAATAACGGACATCGCCGCGCCTCGAGCATCGCCCTGATTCTGCACATAAACCGGGACCACATCACCGGCGGTCACGGAATCAGTTCTGGTCAGTTTATTGATAGTTGTCATGGTTAGCCTCAGTCGAATTCGATTTCACTATCAGGGCCAGCATCAAGCGCATCGCGATCACGCCGAATGAATGGATCTTGGTTGTAGCGCCAAGGCTTGTTGCCAGCGCCAGCAGGAAGGGTGTGCGGGAATTGCTTCTCGATCGGTGCGGCGGCAATAGACAGCAGCTGATCGTAGGCCTGCTTAGCAAAGAACTTGGTTTCTCCGGCTACTGTCTTGCCAAAGCTTGGACCGATACGAACAGCCAGGCCGCAATAGATCGCCTCATTGGCCGCATCAGTGATCTCCGTCGCGTCGTCAAGGTCCGAACCGCTTGGGCTGCTTGGCATTGGCCAGCCCAGTCTGATGCCCTTGGCGTTCCAGGCAGCCATCATTGAATCAAGCTGACGAAGCGCCGTGCTTAGTTCTTCGGGGGTGATATCGAAGATGTAGCCAGCCAATCCGATTTCGGTGAAGGCCTGTTCGATGTACTCGCGCTTCGTGAGCCCCATGGTTATGCCCCTTGTTCGCTGAGCATGTATTCGATCTTCTCGGCCAGGCTCTTGTCAGTGGTGCGGCCATCGAACTTGATGCCCAGCTCTACAGCTTTGACTTCCAGCTCTTCGCGAGTCGGCGCCGAGTCATCTGCCGGCTCTTCATTCTTTCCGGCGATAGCTTCTGGCAATGTCAAAAACCAGCCTTCAGCGCGCAAGGCCTCCAGCTGGCCAAGGGTGTCTGCACCGCGGTAATCGTAAGTGCCAGTTGAGGCGAAGTGCGTGCCCGGGGTTCTGTATACAAGTGTTGGTAAATTCATTGATGGCTACCTATTTCGATGCTGCTGACGGCTAAGTCGATGGCTTCGCGGATCGATGGCGCCTCGACGCTTTTTTCGATCCCAAAATGACAAATCCAGCGATAGCACCACTCGCCACCCGTGCGCTCTGAGATCTGCGCAATACAGAGCCCGTGAATGGATAGTGCATCTAGTCGCTCGGTATCGTTCATGTCAGCCAATCCTGTAAGTGATGAATGTGTTTGCTGCAGTCTTCCGGGTTCTGAACTCACCAGATGAACCAGATCCGACTGTCGCGGCGCCGACGATGGTATGCCCTGCCGATGCTCCAACCGTGAACCCGAATAGTCCTACCGCCATCACAGACCAATCAAAAGAGTCATCCATGCGGAAATCACTGACTGCATCCATGGCTGTTCCAGTTGGAAGAGTGCAGGTTATCCCGAGTAGAGAATTGGAAGAGATCAGGCCATTGGCCAGGGCGCTTTCAGGAATGGTGCCAGCTGCGTTGATCGCGATTGGTGCACGCTGCACTCGATGGCCGATCATTTCACGCAAGACCGGAGAGGATCCGGTCGCATAAATCGCTGATAAGGCGCCTGCATCGATAACGATGGTTGCGCCCGATACAAATGGGCCAAACATTTGTTGCGAAGCTGTCACTGTGCCAAGTGGAGTTATGACGCCAGATACATCCTGTGAAACGACAGCAGCATCTTGAGTGAATACGGTAATGGAGTGGCCAGAAAGGACAGTAATCCTTGCGCTCGATCTAGCCATTACGATATTTGCCATGACTAGCTCCTTAAATGGGGCGGAATAACCGCCCCAGATGCATCAGGACAAGCGATAGGTTACGAATGTACCAGCAGCTGTCTTCACGGTACGGAACAGCCCAGACGTTACGGTGGCCACAACTGCGGTGCCGACGATCGTATGGTTTGCGGCAGCGGTTACGGTGAAGGCGTTGGCGCCGGTAGCGATCACGGACCAATCGAACGAATCGCCGATAGCCAGGGTTGATGCAGCATCAAGCACTGCACCAGTTGGCAACGTGCCGGCAACAGCTGCGGCCGTGGTCGATGTGACGATACCGCCGAGGATCATCGCGGAAGTCAGCGCGCCAGTTGCGTTCAATGCAATTGGGGTTGGCTGGACTTGAGCTGCAAGTAGCTCGGTGATCGCCGGAGCGGTGCCGATCGAGTAGTAGGTCTCGCCTGCACTACCGCTGATCTCCAGGGTTGTTGCGTTGGTGAATGGACCGAGGGTCAGCGATACACCGCCGAGTGCAGTGCCAATCACGCCATACGATGGCGGCTGGTTCGGAGTGACTACCAATTGCTTGATGATTGCTTGGTCTCGGGTATAGACCGAAACACTACCGCCAGCAGGAACAAGAACGACTGCGGTGCCTTGGTTGTAGATGATGCTCGACATGATGAAAGCCTCTGAATTCTGGAGTTAAGACAAAGGGGCCGAAGCCCCTGAATCGTTGAGATTAGGTCTGACTGAAGAGGATCAGGCCGGCCATCTCAGGCTGTGTGCACACAACACCGAAGAGGGTATCGACGCGGTACTTGGTCTTCAGGGTGTTGATGTCGAACTGCTTGGTGAAGACCAGTTCGATACCCTGCTCAGTGCTGCCGCGCATCACTGCCGCGCCAGTACCTTCTGGAACCGAGTAGCGGCCCGGCAGGATCTCGAATGCATCCTTGTGCCAGAACGGGTTCACGTAGGCTGATACGGTGTTCAGGAACACGATGGCCGCCGTCGCAGAAGGAACGATGGTGACGTTCTGATACTGCTTCTCAGCGTCAGTGCCGCCCTGAGCAGAGATGATTGGCGGGCTGATGGTCATGGTGGTTGCTGAGTCAACCGAGATAACCCGGAAGGTCTTCAGCTGGCCGGTATCCACTTTGGTGATGTGGTGGACAGCGTTTACGCCGGCAACGGTGAACGAATCGCCCGCGACCACGTTAGTGGTGCTGGAGATGGTGATCCGCTGATAACGGTTATCGACGTTGGACATCTCGCCAGTGGCGGCTACCGAAGTCGCCTTCGGAATCCAGTAGTTGACGGCTGCGGTCAGGGTGCTGACGGTCAGAGCGCCGCCGCCTGCTGCTGCTGCGATGCGGTTTGTGTAGTCGAGCTTGTAGGTTTCGAAGCTTGCAACCTGGCCAACGAAGGCTTTCTCATAAGCCGAGTCAGTTTTCTTGTTGCCGAACGAGCGGGAAGCAATCGACAGGTTGTTGGCCATGCCGTTGTAATCGCGAGTCGACAGAGCCAGGTAACGGTCGAGACCGCTAATGCCCTGCTCGTTCATGATGGCCTCACACTGGGCAACGTCATCGAAACCGGCTGCGGCTGCGGTGCGCTTCACGACCAGGGTGCCTTGCTGAACGGCAACGTTCATGACTGCAACGTTGATGTCACTGGCCAGCTTGTCTTTGGCTGCTTTGCCCAGGCGGTTCTCTTGCAGCGCATCACGCAGTTGCTTGGCGTCCATGATCCATGGCGAAGAGCGACTGAAGCCGATGGTAGCCGGAACGGAGAGCTGAGTCTGGTCTACGAAGTTTGAAGTTTGATCCATACCGCTGAACGACTGGGCGATGTACGGCATCGGACGCCAGATGGTGTCGTTGCTGCGCTCCATGGATTGTTGATCGGTGTTAAACGTGGAGACGTTACGCGACAAAACCAACTGGTCTTCGAAGCCTTCCAGAAGATTTTCGAACGCTACAACTTCTTCTTTTGAGAAACTGTTAGACATGATAAAGCCCTTTGAATTGATGAGAAATTGAGTGCGGAATGCACTGTCTTAACTCATCCATTGGGGCTGGATGGTGGCCTTTCGTGGAGCGCTGCCGGTGGGATGGCGAGTCCTTTAATTGCTTAAAACTGAAGCCGTGCGGGGCATCACTCCCGCGTCTCCCCGGTTATTTCCGGGTTGATCCTTCTGATCCAACAACTTCAATACGGTGAAACTATACAGCGCAGCTGAATTAAATCAAATTTCAGCTCTTCTGCTTGCGCTTCTGTTCGCGCTTGTACTGCATAACCTTGGACATATCGCCGGTCTTCTCGGCTTCAGCGCGCAGTCGCTCAAGAGTTGAGTCAGTCGATCCCGCCACTCGGCCCGTCCCGGTGATGGTCTTCTCTGGCGGCGGTGCAGACTTCTTGTTTTGAACTTTCAATTGAGTCTCCAGTTTCGCGATGGCGAAGGCGAATTTAACAGCGTCTTTGATTCCCGCAAGTTCTGCGGCCTTCTTGGGGTTCTTGCCGAGAGCGTAAACAACCAATGCCGAGTTGTCGGCGCCTTGAATGATGATCCCTTGCTGGGTGACATCCAATAGGTTGCGGACGTTCTCTTCAGCGTCTTCGAAGTCCTTAACTTTGAGCCCGGTCTTGGCCGTGTTGTAGGTGTTCAGCCGGCCTTCCCACTCGGTCTTCTGCTGCTGCTCGGCCTGCTGCTGTTGATGCTGGTGCTGTTCGATATCGCGCTTGCGGTCGTGCCACTCAGTCAGGCGCTGCTCGAACTTCTCGGCGTCCCAATCAATGTCGTCGTCTTCCATGCTCGGTTTCTTGCCCAGCACCGGAACATTGGCGGCCTGCTCAGGCTTCTTCAGTTGTGCCTGGAGCTCACGGATAGTCTTCTGGGCTTCGCGGTGCTGTTTGCGTAGATCCTTCACCCAAGTTGGCGCAGAGGCCTGCTCTTCCTCTTCTTCTGGCTGCTTTTCGCCGGCGATGGTTACAACAACATCGTCTTCGTCGGATTCCTCTTCCTGCTCTTCTTGTTCCTCTTCGCACTCTTCTTCTAGCTGCTCTTCCTGCTCGCCGCCCAGGTCATTACCTTCGCCATCAGTGATGCCCATCAGGAAATGGTGAAGGGTGCGGTGTACAAATTGATTCATGGTTCTCTCCATTGCTCGGGCACTCAATGGCGGCCCGGTTGCCGGTTATTGTTGCACTGGTGCTGGTGCTACTGGTTCTTGTGCTGGCTGAGGTCCTGCAGCTACTTGCGGAGCGGTTGATAGTCCCTGCTCAAACTTGTCGATCAGTTGTAGTGCTTGCTCTTGGTGAGTCTGATCAGTCTGCGTAATGATCTGCATGGTTTGAGCTTTGGTCTTCTCTGCTGTAGCAATAGATCCGATTGTATCAGCTCGGTACTTGACTGCCTTGGCTTCTGCTTCTGCGGCGGCCGCTTGAAGATAAGTTGCATTTGGATCTGGCTGAGCATTGGCTTGCTCTTCGGCCATTTGCTTCTGCTCTTCTTCGGTCGGCTCAACAACACCCATTCGAACCAGCTTCTTGCGGAAGAAGCCGCGCACATCGGAGATACCTTCGCCTTCCATGTTCATCATGCTCATGGCGCTAAGCACCTGAAGCGTTTCTGGATCCTGGGTGATGGTCATCATGCCAGTGAGGGCGCGCACAGTCGCGGCACGCTTGCTGATCGATGACGGGCCTACATCCACTGCCACATCGAACTTTGCGTTACTCAGATCATTCTCAAGCTCTGGCCCAGATTCACCCATCACGGGCTTGCGCAGTTCAACTGATCCAGGCGAACCGTCAGAAGCCAATGTCTTCATCTTGCGACCATCCTCGACCAGGATGTCTTTGGCCATCGATAGCCAGATCTCTCCGCATCGCTTCACGGCCTTGGCCATGTTGCTCATGTAGATGAACACCTGCATATCAAGGCGTTGTTGAACAAGCTCTACGGCCTTGCCCGACATGTTCGGCTGCATCTGTTCGCCGGCCTGCTGATTGCCAAGAAGATCTTGCATGTCTGTCTCGGTGATCTGAAGCAGTGCGCCCATTGCTGGTGGTATTTGAGGCGATCGAGTGTAGCCAAGGGCATCAGACGGAATCATCTGGCCATTCGCGTCAGTGATTGGATTCAGAAGCAAATATGGGTAGTTCTTGATGTTGTCTTCAGCCCACATCAGCTGATGACCGGCGACTTGCTCAGGCATCAGGATTGGCTTCTCTACGGAACTCAGGGCGCTGATCTCGCCTAGCTTGCTGAGCTGCATATTCTTCAGGCGCTGAACGTCTTTGGCCAAGCGTACATGGCCCATGCAGCGCTCTACGTTGTCCACAAACCAGCGCTTGCCGTACATGGGAACGATAGGGATGCACTTGCCAGGGAGATAGCCGCAATCTTCAAGAACCTTGGCGCCGGACAGGATGTACTTGCGAACTTTGATGCACTTGACAGGCTTGGTCCGAACCATCCGGCTTCCGATTGCTTCGAGCGTCGCCAGCTGTTCGGGATCATCTTTGAAGTCAGATTCTTTGTATTTGGTTTCTGTGCCGTCGAGGCTCCTCCAGACTTGGACGGTCTCCTTCACCTTCTCCACGCAGTAATACTCGGCCACGAAAACAACATCAGGCGTTGCCCAATCGAACTGTGTGTCTTGGATATCTTTCGGCCACGACGCAGGGCTGTCGTCGTATTCATGCTGGTAGGCATCATGCGACATCGAGGTCAGAACAAAGCAATGCTTGGCGTCGGCCTTATCTTGGCGCTTGGCATCCAGGTCGAAGAACACGCAGCTATCGGCGTCGAAGATTGGTTCAATGCAGATTCGCTGCTTGTCATCGTCTTCGTCTTCTTCATCCTCATACTTTGCACGCAGACGCCAGGCACCAAAGCCACCGCCGACAGCCTCTTCGAAGGCGTTGTCGTAGGCTTCCTCGGCGCCGCTATCCTGTTCATCCGCGCGATATAGGCCATCGCATGTGTCGGCCAGCTTATCGTTCTCGCTGCCGTCCTTGCTTACGAAGTCAACAGTGATCCGATTGTTCCGGTATTCGTTGATGATCCGAATAACGGACAAGTGCACCTTATTCACTTCAAACTTTGGCTTATTGGCGAATTGTTCCCGTAACGGACCTTCCCACTGCGCACCGGCAATGGAATAGAACCGACGATCTTGCAGGCATTGCATACGCTCATCACGTATCGCGCCCTGGATGTTGTCGAACTGGATCATCGCTTGCGAATGTATGTCCCGTTCCCGTTCTGCTTTCGTGCGAGCCATGTTTATTTCCTGCCGTAATGGTTGATAGTTGGGACCGGAACGACCTTGACTTCCTTCTTGAAGAGAATCGGCCATTCGACGTCAATACAATATCCGATTGCCGTCGTGATGTGCTGGTACTGGTTTGTCTGGTCTTCTTGGAAGGTCGAGCCCTTCTGAAGCTGTACGGTGGCCAGCCCTTTGTCGCAATACTTCGCGGTCACCGGATTTACGTAAAGACTGATTACGTTGTCAGCAGTGCAGATCTTTGCACGCACGGCGTTCTGTCTGTCCTTGATGGCCGGAGCAGCATTCTTCACCTTCCTTTCGAATGTCCACCCATTGGCTCTCAGAACGTTCTCGATGTCGGTGTAATCGGATGCGTGACCGTGCTTCTCGCCTGCTCGTCCGGCTGGATCGCCGTAAATGATGACGTGCTTGTTGAAGTGATCCTTGAACTTATCGACGAACTCAACAGCCGATTGCTTCGATACAGCGCTGATCAGAACTATCTCATCCAGCAAGTACAGATCTTTCCCCTCGTTGCGCCTGACGCCGATAGCGGACGATAGCGGTGTGAAGTTTTGGTCATGCATCCACATCAGCTGTTCGTGCGCCTGAATGGTCTCATTGGTGTGGTTGGCCTTGTTGTAGTCCTCATAGATGCGCCCGGTGGCGCCCACGAAGTCGGCCTCGTATTCCTGTTGGTATTGCTTCTTCGACATCTGGCGCTTGGCTGCGGCGATGGTCTCGGCCGGCAGAATTTCAGAGGACTTCCAGTGGAAGCATTCCCACTCTGGATCGTTGGCGTTCTCAGCGTACTGAGCCATCTCGTAATAGTGGTTCAAGCCGTCAGGCACGCCAATCAACCAGCACCAGGCTTTGTAACCTGGCCGCGTCGGATTGAAGGTGTCTAGTGCTGGACGGATGTTCGCCTCCCAAGCCTCTGGCTTGATGTCTGCGATCTCATCAATACCACCGCCAGACCAGAACGTACCCTCGATACGCTGAGGCTTATCCAAGCCAATCAGGCGTATCTGCGTGCCGTTGTTTAGGTAGATGGTCAGGCGCGTTTCGGATGGTGGACGCTTGCAGATGCTGGCGAAGCAGAGAAGCTTCATGTCTTCCCAGTAGATCGTACGCACTTGGTCGCGGGTTGGCGCGCCAATGAAATAGATCTCGCCAGGGTTCGCCATGCCGGTCTTTGCCATGAACCGCTTGAACCGTTCGGTCTTGCCGGAGCGACGGCCAGCAGGCACTACAGGGAAGCGCACGCCGCGCCCTACAGCGCCTACCAAGGACAATTGAACCGGATGGTCAATGAGCGGATACCAGCGATCCATCTCGCGCTTGGTTATGGTTGAAACAGCCATTAGTTGGGCAACCTCTTCGCGATCTCAGCCAGGAACTCGTGCTGGTCATCCTCGGTCTCTGTATCGGTCTCAGCGGCGATCATCTTCGCCAGCTCGAACTTGACTCGCTCCAGCTCAACCAGCTTGATCTGCGCCTCGACAGACAGGTCGCGGTCGCGTCGATCATTCCAAAGCTCGGGGTGACGGTTCTTCAGGATGAAGATCTGAGCTGTTGTGTCGGGCGCGTATTTCTTGGTGTAGATGGTCTGAACAACCTTGCCGGCTATCACGCGAATGTCTATCTCTTGCTGGCTGAAGCCGACTGCTCGCTGGTAGAGACTCTTTGCCACCTTGGCATCGGCTGCCATCTTGCCGGTCTTCAGGGCCGCTCTAAGCTCCGGGGTCTTTCTCTTCCAGTTATCGAACGTGGTCTTGCTCACCTCAAAGAATGCAGCTATTTCGAGGTCTGTGGCGCCGAGTAAACATAGGTTCTTCGCCTGCTCGACAAACTCAGGCTTCCATAGCGATTTACGCGCCATGGTTACAAGAACTTTTGCCAGTTAGTCCCGACAACCGCTGCGATGGCGGCGAACATTGTCATCCACTGCCGGCGAAGCATGGCCCCGGCAATGTCCATGATCATCTTGTTGCCGGCGTTCTCCAGCTGTATCGAGCGAACCTGTTTTTCTGCATCACCCATGCGCATATTGATTGCGTCATAGTTCTTTTGAGTGTGGCGCAACTCAGATACCAGCACGCGCACCTCACCGCAAACATCCGTCATTTTCGTCATCAGATCGACGTGGGCAAGTCGCTGTGTTCTTAATTCTTCCAGAATGTGCTGAGAGTCGCTCATGTCGTAGCCTCTTGAGTTTATTGCCATCCCTGATGTGCAAGGACACTAACAGGGTGAACAGGATAAGGATCAGTAGCGACCATATTTTCCATGTGTCCAATTTAGATACTCCCTAGCCAAGACACCGGCAATGGCCGCGTTAACGGCAACTGAAAGGTATGTGACATGACTAAGAAGCCAGTCCATATTCATGATTGATTCAAGACAGAGTAGAGCTGAAGCGAATGCACTGATGAGCAGGACTTTCCGACCTGCCGCCATGAACAGAATGGTGTCCATGGCAGCTAGGAGGGCGAACAGGATGGCGAGAAGTGAACTATCGAATGCCTCATAGCCCAGCAGCGCCAGGTTCGCGACAGCGAATATGAAGTAATGCACGGCAATGCTCCGAGATACCGGAAATGCCAGCAGCATCAGAGCAATGCACAGCGCAAGTTCGACGGTCATCAGTAGGAACCGAGACCGTTCTTTTTGGTCGATTTAACTTTCGGGAAAAAGTCGGACTTCTTCGGGGCAGGCTTCTTCTTTGCAGCAGGTTTCTTTGTGGTAGCCATGGGTAGGTTCTCGGTCAGTTAGGATGGTGGTCGGATCCAAGTCTAATCCGTCGCCCACAAAAAAGCCCGCAACAGCGGGCTTAAGAATTCTAACTAGGTCATTGACCGCTATTGTCTGGCTCAAACAGCTCATAGAATTCTTCACGGTTTTGCACCGAAACAGTGCCAGAAGCGACACTCACAACCTTTCCAGAACCGATCACGACGGTAGTGCCGCCATCCATTACGGTGAACGTTGCAGTATTGGCGATGATATCTACAATGAATGCCGATGCTCCGATCAGAGTCGCTATGTCCGCAGCCTGAGCAATTGGCGATGAAACTTCGATAGCTTGAATCGTCTGCACTTTCAATTTATATCGGGAAACCATCATATTTTCCTCACTTTTGGGTATTTGAATCATGGTGCCAGGGTAACGCCGTTCGCTGCCAGCGCACCTGACCAGTTTGTGTAAGCGTTCCCACCATCAACGGCGGATATGATCATAGTGTTAAGCAGGACGGATGCCTGATTCGCCTGTAGATAGTTCAGAAATGCTTGATTACACCAGATGTGGCAGCCAAACCACGACGAAGAGTCGGAGGTTTTCTTCAGCCCAACACTGAGGTTGTCCGGCCCGAATCCATAGCTATTGATTAATGCATTGGCAGTGCTGCGCATCGCCGCCGGAATAAGCAGGACGCAAGAGAATGTATAAGTCATAGCACCACTCCTGATTTTGCAGCCATGTAGGACTCAGCACCGGAGATAGTCAGCCCATTACTTGCGGCTCCGCGCCCGATAAGCCCATACATATTCCCTGAGAATGGCGAGGATGTTCCGGCTCTTCGCCCAATGTACAGCGGGTTGTTGCTGAAGTTTCCAGTCCCCAGCGCGCCACCTTGGACAATCCCCGCGGAGCTACCGTTGATCCGCATTGTAACCACCGCCCCAGAGATGTCAGCGGTAGACGAAAGCACGGACGTATTCGGTGCCGGAAGTGATCCGATATTCGCGGTCGCTACCGTTGATCCGCTCCAGTTCATCTGATAGTCAGGCGTTGCTCCATTGGGCGCCCTCACAGTGAAGGTGCCTGGGTTTGTTGAAAGGTTGATGCTCAGCTCTGCGAACAGCCCGAACGCCGCGTCACTGATCTTACGCAGCCCAGCAAACAGCGACATCTTGTCGGTAGCGGTAAAGTTGATGGTTGCTGTCACAAGAAAATCATCTACCCCGTCGAACTCAAGCCACCATAAATTACCGGTGTTGCGCAAGATCGGCTTGCTTGCAGCTGATGCCTGACTTGCGTGGTTGCTGCGCCCTGACTTGTCTAGGATAAGCCCGACGACTTGCCCAGCTGCAGTGACTGGCGTTATCCCGGCTGAGTCCTGAAACATCGTTGCTAGGTCGCTTGGGTCATACCATACCCCTTGCTCGCCAGCAGCAAATAACGTTGAAGGCTGGAACCCGCCAGCACCGCCGATGCCGTCCGTATTCCTCGGCCGAAGCCGGCTATGTTGGCGGTTCATGTCAGAAGCCCTCACCGGGGATGATGTGTAGCGAGGCAGTCCCGGACGCCGTGATGTACGAAACAATCCCGTCATCCTGAGGCTTCGAGATCGACACCTGGGCGCCGGCCGGCACAGGATAGTCGGCAGTCGTGGCGCTGGCCGCAACGCTCGATACGCGCACATAACACACGACAGTGCCAAGGTTAGTCAGGCAAAGCGTCTTGCTGCCCGCGCCGATAGTGGTCGAGGTGCTGGCAACGCCTGGAGCGACGGTAACGCCCTTGGTGTACGACGGAGCAAATGTAACGACTATGGTCATGATGGGATCCTCGATTGATGGTGTGCGATTTATACCAGATATGAAAAAGCCCCGCTAAATGCAGGGCCCTTAGTCGGTGTGCTCTGTTACTTCTTTGCCTTCTTCTTGCCTTTGGCCAGCACCTTGTTGGCCTTGGCGTCGATCTTCGACTTTGCTGATGGTGATAGCTTGCCAGCTTCTTCCATCTGCGTGGCGCGGGCCTTGGCGTTGGCAGCGTGAGATTTATCAGGTACCGGGTAGCTGTCGCCCGGACCAGCAAAGTCTTTCTTTGGAAGTTTCTTGCGTTTTGCGGCTGTTAGCTTGGCCATGTTGCGAACCTCAGTAGTTTTGGTTGTGAGGCTTTGAGAATAGAGCGCAGGCATGAAAAAGCCCACCGCTTTTAGGGGTGGGCTGTGCAGGCCTGGAGAGCTG